GTGCCAAATCAGTGTTTTCTACGCTCTTTTCCATGGTTGGGGGCAAATTGCGGCCGATTTCGTCGGAAAGTGCAAAAATCCGGCAAAATTGAGACAATGGATCAATGAAGACAAGGGCGAAACATGGGAGCCGCGGCGTTCAAAATCGACGCCTGAAAGGGTCGGGGAACGGCTAAAAACGTCGATTCCGCGGGGTGTTTGCCCGGATTGGGGGCGTTTGCTGACTGTCACAATCGACCAGCAAGCGGCAGACGGTGGTTTTCGGCTGTGGGTGGTGCTGGCCCATGGTGTAGACTGGCGAGCACATGTGGTTGACTACGGTCTGTGTCTCACTTTGGAAGAAATATGGAACGACATCGTAATCAAGGGGTATGTTCACGCTGACGGCGGTAATCATATCATGCCGCGGGCTGTGTCTGCTGACTCAGGATGGAACACTAAGGCCACCTACGACTTTTGCAACTCGCATCAGGGAATGGTTCCTTGCAAGGGAGCTAATACGGACCTGCAGGGCAAGCCGTACAAGTTGAATGCGGTGATGGATGGCGATCATAAGGGCCAGTTGCTGTTCACGGTGGCAACAGATTACTGGGAAACAGACCTGCAGGCGAGACTTGAAGACCGCGCGCCTGGCGAGGCTGAAAGTCTGTCACTGTGTGCAGGTGCCGAGCGAGATGGAGAGTTCCTTGAGCAACTCTGTAATGCGACAATCGACGACAGAATAGACAGCCGCGGGAACGCAAAACTGTTGTGGGTGAAAAAAGACGAAAACGCAGGGAATGACTTTCGTGATGCGGTGCGGTATGGCTTAGCGCTGGCTGTCTGTTATGCTGATGAAAATGGCGGGTTCCCTGCCAGGTCCGAAATCAAAACAAAGCGGAGTGTAATCAATGCAGGCGAGGGACGGCCGGACGGCAGGAGTTGGCATGAGTAAACCAAACGGAAGCGGCAAGCGGCCCGAAAACAAAACGACATCGCAACAACCAGAACCGTGTCGACAAATTGAGGACTATCGCAAGTGTCCAGTCTGTCACGAAGGCCGCGGAGGATATGGCGTGGCATATTCGACGCAGGGACAGACGCGGTATTATCGGTGCTGCAAATCGAACAAGCCTAATGGCTTTCCCTGCGGGCATACGTGGAGCGTGCGTGTTGTCCTGTCGTCTGTTGTCGTCGAGCATAAGCAGGTCTTTCTCGACGGCCAACGCTGATTGGTATTGTTGGTAATGCAATTGATGCGAGTTGTCGCACAATTGCAGACATGACAAGCCCAAATGATTTACTTTCTGCAACAAACGCGGCGATCCTGGCCTGTTTAACGGCACAGGATTACACAATCGCGGGCCGCCGAAAGACGATGGCGCAGCTGACGCAGTTGCAGGAATTCCGCAAATCACTGATGGATGAAATCAGCAACGGTGGATCTGGTGGCGGCATGGCAACCCTTCTCAGCATGGGGGAACCAGCCGTATGAACGTTCTCGACAAAGTCATTGCATACTTTGCGCCTGAGACCGGAACGCGACGCATGGCCGCGCGTGCGACGTTGCAGCAGATTGCACAATTGACAGGTGCGGCAACCGGACCTTACCAGGCCGCAAAGATCAATCGCCTGAATTCTCAGCGGCGAATTGTCAGCAAGGAAAACGAGGTCAGCGGGGCAACGATTGACTCGCTTCGGGCTGATTCATGGCAGTTGTACCGAAACAACCCGTCTGCCCGAAAGATTGTGCGAAGTATCACGGCCAAAGTCGTTGGCAAACGGGGCATGAATCCCGAATCGCTGGCGATGAACGAAGACGGTTCGCCAGCAGTTGAGTTCAGACAAAAAGCACAAGAGCTGTGGGCGAGAATCCAGAGCGGTTTTGACGCGCGAGGACTGCCGGGAAAAGGCGGCTCGACTTTTGCAGACCTGCAGAAGCTGGCATTGAAAAGCACGATTCTTTCGGGTGATTGTGCTTACCGATTGCGAGCAATTGACGCGACGAAACAGCGACAACATGACCTGCCAATTGCAATGGCATTGCAGTTGATTGACACATGCCGATTTGCTGATGAAAACGAACTGGTATCCCAGCAGGTACCTGACGGAAATACGATATTCCGCGGCGTTGAAATCAATCCAGACGGCGAAAGAGTCGCCTATTGGATCAGGGTTCAGCCTGCATACGCGGCGGCAAATCAGGTCGGCAATGTTAAGCGTTTTCTAATTGCCGAGATCGGGCATCTGTACGTCGAAGAAGATATCGACCAACTGAGAGGAACGCCGTGGTTTGCGAGTGCGATAACAAACATCCGCGACACGGGCGATCTGAACTACAACGTGCTCAAAGCAACCGCAATGGCGGCGTGTATTGTCGGCACATATGCAAAGCCAACTGGGGCAAGTCGAGTCGGGCTGAATGCTGGATTGTCACCAGTGCAGACATCCGCAGACGGCACGGACCTGACAGATAGTGACGGAAACACAGTGACAAAACTTCAGCCTGCTATGCTGCTAAACGTCGGCAAAGATGGCAAGTTCGAAATGCATTCGCCGAGTCAGCCTAACATGAATCCGGAAGGGTTTGTACAGCATCTCCAGCGAATGACAGCAGGAGCATTTCCGGGTGTGAAGTCGAGTACGATCACAGGCGACTATCGCAACAGTTCATTCAGCAGCGAGCGGTCAGCGGATAACGACGCGTGGCCAGAATTGCATGATGTTCAGCAGTGGTTTTCGTCTTCGTTCTGTCAGCCGATTTATGAGAGTGTCATTCGTGCTGGGGTAATGTCTGGGTTCTTTGACGGCATTATTTCGGCTGAAGAATTCTCGGCAAATCCTGGGCGGTTTTCGGTGGCCAATTGGCAAGGCCCAGTGGCTCTTTCGATCAATCCGAGAGACGACGCAGAAGCGGCGGCTGCAAGAATTAAGGCGGGACTGAGTTCACCGCAAATGGAATGCGGCAAGGTCAACACGAACTGGCGAGACGTGCTGAACGACGTGGCGGAAATCTACGCAGTCGCACAGCAGAAAGGTATCCCGCAAGAAGTTGTCAACAACATTATGGGAGTCGACAGCGGCGACCAACTGAAGGCACAGCAGGCCGCACAAGAATCAGCAGGAGCGACAGTCGATGCGTAAAAGATCACTGGCAACAATGGCAACCGATCCGGGTTTCCGGTCACTGGAAGTCAGGGCCGCAAGTTTTGACGAAGCGGCACGAAGTGTTGAAGCAATCATCAGCACAGAAACGCCGGTACTGATGCCCGACTGGGGCCGGATGGAAATGGTTCCGGAGGTGTTGCTGTCGAAGGGTGCAGAGTTCCCGAAATCACGTCAGGTGCCGTTTTTGGATTCACACAAACGGTATTCAGTAAAGGATCAACTGGGCAGCGTTCGGGGTATCACGGTCAACAATGACAACTTGAGCGCCACACTGGTGTTTAGCCGAGCAATGCACGCGGAAGAGGCTTTCGCAGGCGTGCGTGATGGGCATATTACGGATGTGTCTGTGGGCTATGACGTGCTGAAACGCCAGTACGTTCCGGAAGGACAGAAGAAGACAATAGCGGGCAGGGAGTTTACTGGCCCCGTGAATGTGGTGACGAAGTGGCGTGTGCGGGAAGTCTCGTTGACTCCCATTGGTGCAGACGCGCAAGCAAAGCTGCGGGGATTCGATCCGGCAGCGGTTCGGTTCCTCGATGAAAGGGTGTTTGAGATGAATGAAGAATTGAGAGCGTTGCTTGTGGCAAAGGGCATGCCCGCAAGCCACACCGACGAACAGGCACAGCGATGGCTAATTGACAACAGCAGCAAGCTGGCAGACAAGCCAGCAGACGCAAAGGCCGTAGAGCCTGCAAGGGCTGATTCTGGCATTACTGCAGAATCACTGGCGACCATGATCGAAGCCGCAACTCGCAAGGCCGTTGCCGATCAGGCTGCACGCCGTGAAGCCGCTGACCGCGAAATCCGCAGTCTGTGCGATCTGGCAGAATTGCCCGGCGAATTCGACGCCTGTCGCAATCTGACAGACGTTGCGGCTGTTCGCGAGCACTTGACGAAGAAGAAGGCCGAATTGGCATCGACCATTCCCTATGGGGCTCCTGTGCGTTTTGGCACAACTGGTGCCGAGCGGCTGACAACTGACCTGCGATCGGTGATGATTGAAAAAGCCGTCCGGTCTGCCACCAACGGCGATCAGAAGCTGATGGACCGTCACCTGTCCGACGCTGAACGCAAGGCACCTGAGCAGTTTCGTCATGCAACCCTGATGGACATGGCGACCGAATTCGTGCGGGCGCAGGGCATTCAGACTCTCGGGCTGACGCGCGAACAGATTGCCATTGCCGCAATGTTTGGGCCTGAAAAGGCTGGCATCCGCGCAGCACGATCAGACAGCGCCTATCATGGCACTGGTAGCTTTGCCAATCTGACTTTGGATGCGATCAATAAGAGCATGATGGTCGGCTATCAGGAAGCTCCGCAGACTTGGCGGGGGCCTATGCGACAGGGCGATTCCGTTCCAGACTTCAAACAGATTAACCGCATGCGGTTGGGCGGAATTCCGAATCTGCCGGTATGGAATGACCAGGACGAGCCGAACGTAGCAAGCATGGCAGACGCAAAAGAAACCTATGCTGTCGAAGCTCGTTCGCTTGGAATTGATTTCAGTTACAAACTGCTGGTCAATGACGACATGAGCGCTCTGACTCGCATTCCGCAGAGTCTCGGCGATGCGGCTGCAAGAACCGTTAACGCTGTGGCGTGGGCACAGGTCACAAGCAACCCACTGATGAGCGATGGCGTGGCGTTGTTCTCTGCTGCAAGCGGTGTACGCAAGCGACAGAATCGAAGCACCGGCGGGAGCAACAACCCGTCTGTGACATCGGTTGGGGCGCTCACGAACCTGATGCGACAAATGCGAGGCGAGAACACTCCAGAGGGCGATGAAGGTCCAGACATTCTGAACCTGACGCCGTCCTATTTGGTGGTTCCTTCCGCGTTGGAAGTTATCGCTAATCAGTTGGTGAATTCGGCCTATGATCCATCGAGTTCCGTAAACAACATGGTCTACAATCCAGCACGAACGCTGACACCAGTTATCGAACCGTTGCTGGACGCAGCCAGCACGACAGGATGGTATCTATTCGCGGCACCCACGCGAATTGACACCATTGAGGTGACGTTCCTGCAGGGGCAGGAAACGCCGGTTGTGCGAAGCGAACTGGATTTCGGAACGCTGGCAATGCGGTACTTTGTGCTGCAGAGCGTTGCGGCGAAAGCACTGAATCATCGTGGTGTGCAGCAGCATACCAACGCCTGATTCTAAGAAAGATCCGGGGGTAGGTGTTCTACCCCCAGTTTTGGCAGTTGTGAATAGCATGGTCCGCCAATAGCGGGGCTGCGAAAGGGTGATGAAATGATCAGTCGAGGAACTGCAGAATTCTGCGAAATGTTTGACCGGGCACAGTCGTTCACGACAACGCCAGGAATGAACGGATGGACTGTTGCTGACACGTCTTCGTCCGGTACTCCGACCTATCTTTGCGTAACCGAAAACGGTGGCGCTGCACAGTTGACACTGGCGGCAACCAGCGAAGCGGAAAACGTTTGTTTGTTTTTCAACGACGTGCTTCCATGGGACCTGCGTCAGTTGCAGTACGTCAAGTTCATTGCCAAGGTTTCCGGCATTGATTCTGTAACGACACTGGCGTTCGGCGTGGGTTCTGCCCGCAACGATACACTGGACAGCGTCGGGCATCTGGCATGGTTTCGCGTCGAAGGAAGTGCGTCCACTTCCGCAGTAGTCGTTGAGACTGACGACACGGTCAACGACAACGACGACAAGGCAACTGGACAGACATTGGGCAGTGTTTATAAGACGTTCCTGATTGACTTCAGTCAGGGCCTGTCTGACGTTCGATTCTACATCGAGGGCGAGCGAGTGGCGGCGGCTACCACGTTCACCATGGCAAGCGCAACCGCCGATCAGAATGTTCAGCCGATCATTCAGATCCAGAAGGCATCAGGCACGGGCGTTCCGTCGATTACGATTGCCGCAATTGAGGCATCTTACCGGTACGCTTACGGAGCCTGATAATGTCACTTCATGACATGATTGCCAGCGATGTGAACGACGTGTTTTTCTCGATGAGCGACTTTGCCATTCAGGTGCGTCGATACGTCAACGGAGACACGGCAAAACAGGTGCTGGCGACGGTCATTGTGACATGGTACCCAACGGCAGTTGATGAGTCTCGGGGCAGGGCGACGAAGCGACGTGGTGACATGCTGCTTCCGTCCTCTGTCCCGGTGACAATCAAAGATCAATTCAGGGTCGGGGCTGACGTTGTTCAGGTCGAATCAATCGGAGCTGATGAAGACGGGATGCGATCCGTGATAATTGTCCAGGTGATTCCGGAAAGTCAGGGAGCAAAGCCAGTTAGAACGGGGTCATTCTGATGGCACGACTGGACCTGATGGGCGCAGTGAATAATGTTCGTACGATGCTGGCGGCGTGTTCTTCATGGCAGGCAATCTGCGGCGTTTCATCGTCTACAGATGCTGCGAAACGAATCTATCGAGGCGGCATCGAAGACGATGGCACAGAGTCGTTGTGTCCGATGATTCTACTGCGGATTGATCCGTTACAGACCGATTTCACTGGCGACACATCGCGAGGCAAATTGACGGTTGAATGTCGGATAGAATTGGCGATCCCAGAAGACAAGGCAGACTCATACGAAGCCCAATACGTCTGGGTATGGGAAAAGCTGTCAGCGATTCTTGCGGATATTAATGCAAATGTGAATGGGTCTGGCGGGCTGATGATGCGAAATCTGAACATGCCACTTGAGCCGGGGCCAATTGATCCGAACGACAATCACGGCAAACTAGAATGGGCAATGGTGTTGGGCATCGTGATTGAGATGCTGTGATGCTGAGTATTGAACTGCAGATTCAACGGTTCCAATTGACGGAGCGAATGCGCAGAAGTTTGATGCGTGAAATCAATCGGCAATTCATGGTACGACATGTTGCCGAACGTCTCCCAAAACATTTTACTGATCAGGCATACGCAGAATACGGAGCGCGACGCCGCGGGGCTGAATACGACAAGTACAAAAAAAGAAAATTTGGACACACATGGCCGAACGTCAGAACGGGAAGTCTGAAAAAAAATCTGAGACACAAAATTACAGCAACACACAAAGGTTCGAAGTTGGTGCTGCGGTCCCGATTGATTAAACTGGACGAGAAGAAGTGGGCGAACATGACGCCCGAAGAAAAGCGAAAATACAGCAGAAAACAAAGACGATTGGCAGGTTGGCAGAAGCGGGAAATTGCGAAGCTGTCAAAGAATGAAATCAGGCAAGAGAGAAAACGCCAGGCGAAAGAATACCGTAAAGGTGCGTTGTCTTTGGAATACAAGCGAGTCAGAAAAAGAAGGGTGAAGTGATATGGCTATTGTCGCACTGGCTGATGTGATTTTTGGGGCCGCAACGATCCGACAAGTGACAAACACGAATCATCAGACCGGCATGACGCTCCGCAAGGGAATGACTTCGGGCGGTGCTGTGATTGCACAGGTGTCTGGCAAGAGCGCTGCAGAAGTCACACAGATAACGTCTTCTGATCTCGCAACGCTTCTCGGGCTGAATACAGGGGCTTTCATTTCGGCAGGTGCGTTGGTATCTGCCGGAACAATTACCGTTCCGCTGAAGGTCCGTGCGAATGGTGGCACGTTCGCGTCAGGATCGGTCAACAAGTCGATCACTGGGGCGAACGGTTTTCTGGTTCCAACGTCCATTGAATGCACGCAGGACGGAGACAACGACGCAACGTGTCAGGCTGACCTGCACTGGCTGAGCGCTGACGGCGTAACAAAAGGAGCTGATGACGCGAGCGGATTGGCGTTGGGGGCACAATCATTCAACGCCGAGTTCGCCCTCGGCCCGGTCTATATCAACACGACGCTGATTGTCGGTGTTCAGTCTGTCAGGATTACGCCGGGGCTGGAAATCGAAAAGCCTCCACTCGGCTCAGGTGCCGTATGGCCGACCATGGCCATGATTAAGAGCATCGTGCCAACGATCGAAATCACGGTTAACGATTTTGACGCTGTCGCAAATACGATTGGCGACTTCACGGCGATGACATCGGCCAACTGTTATTTGCGGAGGCGAGTGGATTCCGGATTGTATTCAGCAAGTACCGACAACATCCGATTTACGTTTGCGGCTGGATTGGCAGACACGAACTCAGTGACAGTCGCGAATATGGACGACGGCTCCGCAACGATTACACTACATGGCAAGACCCTGACGACATCAACTGCCGTTGCAATCCCATAGGATCATCATGCATTTTCTAGTCTTCATCCCCAACTGCAAACCAGCAGACCTGGAATCTGTGGCAAAGATCACCGGGTTGTCGTCCGTGTTAGGCGGACACGATATTTTACCGGCGCACCCCGGGCCAGCGGACGGCTTTGGGCTGATGATTGGATGGCTATCGCCTGAAGCTCCGCGGATGCATTACGACGCGGAAAAACAGGACTGGACTCCGTCAATCTGCAAGGACGAAAACGGACGCCCGAGGTACTGGGTTGGGATTTGGAAAGACTCTCCTCCAAAAGAAAACGAACTGAGAAGACATTACACGCAGGCAGGACCGCTTACGCGATTCGGTGAACAGTCGTGGAAGTTGCCAACGCCTGACACAGTCGACAGTCGGGCGGTGTATTCCGATGATGGTTCAATGCGGTGGGAGGTCATTCGTAAGTTTTCGTGGGTGTGCGATGAGGCAGAGAATTTGCGGGGCCAATACCTTCAGGAATTTGGTTTGCGTCAAATGGTGTTTCACGCCGAGCCTTCTGCCCAAATTGGCTGGCTACTGAAGCTGCTGCAAATCAATTACAGGATGCTGCCTGAGGTGGCTGTTGCGTTGGATTTGTGGGTTGGGCGTGAACACCTTCTTGACGTGTTTCTGACGACACTGGGACTGACACGAAAGCAGAACAATGTCTGACGAACAGATTGTGGTTGAATGGATTGCAACCGCTGACAAAATGGTGGGTATTCTTGACCGTTTGGAAAAGAAGCTGGGAGATCAAGAAAAGCAACTGGAGAAGATTGGAAAGACCAGCCAGAAGGCGGCAGATGCGGCAGCCGGTTCATTCAACGCGATGGAGCAGGAGCTGCGAGAAGCTGAAGCCGCGTTGAAAAAAATGGCAGTCGGTACGGCAGCATTTGCCGCACAAAAAAAGCGAGTCGATGAACTGCGCCAAAGCCTGAAAGGTGTGAAGGACGATCTGAACGTAACAGCATCGGGTATCGGTACGGCATTGTCTGGAAGTATTGCCAAGGTCACGCAGTTGGCTGTCGGAATGGTGACTTTCCAAAAGGCTGTTGAGGCTATTGTTGGCGAATTGAAAAAGGCAGAAGAAATCAAGATTCAGGCTGCGCTCACGACGCGGGACTTTGAGCAAGCCATAGCCGACATGACGATTAACATCGGGGCGAAAAATGTCCCGGAAGCGAGGCGGATGATTCTGGAGGAATCCCCAAAAATTGGGGCGACGCCTTCAGCGATGGCGAACCTTGTCGGGCTGGCAATTTCCGGCGGTGCCGAAAACATCAAAGAAGCCATGAAGCTTTCAGCCGCGACGTTACAACTGACAGCGGGCAATGTTCAGAAAGCGATACCGATTCTTGACGGGATGCTGACACTGGCAAAGACGACAGGCACGAAGGACTATCAAGCGGCGTTGGGTCAGTTGTCGCAATTCCAAGAGGCTGCACGTGGCACAGATTTGGCTCTGTCTATTCGAAATATCGCTCCGGCGTTGGCGGCTGCAAACACAAGGGGCGAAAGGATTCAGGCATTGGGCGGTGAGCGAAGCCTAGAACTGGCGTCCGTTATGTCGCAAGCGTTGCAAGATCCGCTGATGAGCATTTCAGGAACGGGTGTACGACAATTGTTTGGTCGAATGGACATGTTTATTGCAAAACGTCAAATGGTTCTTGATGACGGTACAATAACCAAACTGACGCAGCCACAGGTTGATTCATTTAATGCGTTGAATACTCTTGACGAACGAATTGCCGCAGCAAGAGCAAACCCAGAAATCGGAAAACAGTTTTTAAGCACTGTTGAACGCACTTCTGAAGCGTTTGTTGGCATCCGAAAAATCATTCTCGGGGACAAAGATATACGCGATGAAGAAGCACGAGCGCGCAACATCGTGACGGGCCTTCCGGGCGGACAGTTGGCATTTGACGAAGCCGTCAGAACAATTGTGGCTTCGACGCCTTTGATGCAGGCGGCAAACCGCGGCGAGGCAGCGCGGCAAGTCGCACGAATTGAAGATCCTGTGGCGGCATTTGAAGGTCAGATAATCGAAGAGTTCAATAAGACAATCAAAGACGTTAACCTGACAGGCCTTGACGTTTTCAGGCAAACAGAAGCATCTGCTGCACTGTCCATGGCTGAAGTGAAAAAAATACCTGTCGGGCCTGTTGCTGTTGATTTCCTGACGCAATTGCAGTCTCAGGCGAAAGCGTTCGGCGTGCCAGTCGGGGCATCGCCAACAATGGCCGAACGAGACAAACTACAGCAGGCCATTGACAGAATAGGCGTGTTGATAGAATTGCAGCAGGCGATACTACAGCAGCAACAGCAGCGACCGCCTATGCCGGTTCGTGTCCAGGTGCAACAACCGGCAGCCAGGCCGCGAGAAGCCCCATTGCCTGCGGAGACAGTGCCATGACAATCAGCATGACAGGCATGACAACAGGCAGCAATCTGCACGGCACAATCAAGCCCGCATCGTGGGACTTTGCTCGCACGGTACAATCATTCTTTGGCGTGACCGGTGAATTTCATTTGCAGGGGAAATTGCGAGGCCGCGAACTGGTGGCGTGGATGCAATTCACTGGCTACAATTCTCACTCTTCGTTGCAATCAGCAATTGAAACACTGAACGCTTACATGGGCGAAAGCGGCACTGTGACGTGGGCAGTCGGGACAGACTCAAAAACGTTTTCGAATTCTGTGTTTGATGGCTTTACAGCCGACGAAGATCCGTGGATCGACGCATCTGGCGTATTCGGCTGGCAATGCAAGGGAGTTCTCAAATGGCGACAAATCAAAACATAATCGACGTCGATGCTGGGTATGATCCGGCATCAGGAATCAGTCTCGACGAATATCGACAGCAGGCGTTTTCAGCAATCGAACAAAAGCCATTCGGGGCGGCTGATAACACACCGAAAGCGGATGTGGTCTAATGGCCTACACAGACGCACTGAACACAGCCGGAGAGAAGTTCTACATCTATCCGGAACTGAGTGTTTACCTTGGCAATTCATCTGGAGACCCACCTCCGGACACGTCGCCGAGTGTGTTCACGAACGTCTATTGTTCGCGCGTTGTGCAGTCTTCGAGCGGCTCCCGAATGGACTACGCTGAGCTGAGTTGGAAACTGACATCGAGCCTAATCAATCGCACGCAGCCAGCAAACTTTGCCCGCATGGTTGACGTGCGAATCCCAACAGCCGGCACCGAAACGAAGATTCATCGAGGCGATTATGTGCGGGAGTCGTTTCGAATTCAGAACGATGAGGAAACGCTGACCGCGCAAAGTCAGTGGCGGCCGTATCATTACGGGGATGCGTTGGCGCATTATTGGGTTTTGGTTCCGGGCACAACAACGGTCACGAGGATATTCGATGACGTCGTTTTCAATCCGATCGTCGACGGCAAAATCCGGGGAAACCGCAGTAGTGTATTACGATCTGTGGCCGGAGGCAGCGAAGTCAGTTACCTCTGGTGTCACCCCGAATGTGCAGACACAGCAACCGGACAAACATCAGTCGGACAAACGCGATCATCGTGGACGCTGATTGAGGCAGTCAAGGCAATTTGCGAGCTGCTAAACGTTGAGACGTTTTGCGTTGATCCGGACTGGACAGCAGCCGCGGCAGTTTTGTCCGGTGCTCCAACATTACAGAACGTTACGATTCCAATTGGCACGCGATTGCATGAAGCGCTAGACCTACTTTTGATTCCATTAGGTTACAACTGGTTTTTGAATTACACAAACGCAACGAAGCCGCAAATCAAACTGTTTAAGATTGGGTCTGGAACACAGAAGGAACTGAAATTTCAGGCCCCAAATTCAACGCTGAATCTGGAGCTGTCAAACGTCAATCAGTTTGCCGTTGACAGTGCGATCGGGGACGCATTTAATCAGGTTACGATTCTGGGGGATGTTGAACGCGCCGAAGTGACGCTGCCGCTTTACGCTGCATGGGCTGCGGCTGGGGATGCGTTAACGGCCTTCGACCTGCGAAAAGATGGCAGCGATTACGAGGATCATCAGACGACGTGGCGGCTATTTATTGCCAACGAAGCGGGCGACATCAGCACAACCACGAGCCGATTCGGACAGACGCCAGCAATGCCAACGCTGTCTTCTGTGTTTGCCAATTACACGCCACACAGGCGAGTGATGGAAGAGCCTCTGACGCTGGCGAGCGGAACCACGCAACCGCAACGATATCCGCACTGGCTGGAATACTCAGTGGACACCGGAACGACATGGAAACCCGCTGAGGAATCGTGGAGTTTCAAGTTGTGTCCGGATCAGATTGGTGTTTACTTTGACGGCATGGACATACCTCAGGAGCTTTACGATGCTGGCAACAATTGGAGACTTCGTATCACGGGCACTGTGGCTGGCGACAGTCGACTGACAACGACAGCAAATAAAACGGCAAACGCAGTCAATGGACGAGTTTACGAGCAAGTGTTTGCTATGCCAACGAAGTTTGTAAAACGATGGCGGCAAACAACCGGAACATATCAGAGTAAGTTAAACGCAGTCGGCAGTGTGGCTGATGAACAAGATGATCAAGTCGCACTTGACGCCTTCGCAGTCGCACTCAGGGATCAGAATCATTTCGCTGAAATTGATTGCGAGTTCCGTCTACCAGGCTGGACGGTCTACTACGAGATTGGCGACATCATCACGAAGATTGCAGGCCGAGAAATTAGCCTGAACGCTGCGCCTGTTGGATCAACAGTTCAGCGGTATGTGCAGATTGTCGAGCGTCGTTTTGAGATGGGCAAGGATGGTCCGTTCACGGTTCTGATTGTGGATCGGGGGACAGCATGAGGCAGCCGACACAGCAGCCGAAACGGCGGGAGTTCAAGCCGCTTCAAGATGGCAGAATTCAGCGCGTTCAAGTAATCCTTATGGAAGACCTGTTGGCAGCAGTCGACACCCTCACCGACCCCAGCACAGCGAAGGCCAGAGTCCTCGCAAAGAAGCCCAACGGCGATCTGGAAATCACGACGCGCGAAATAACGATAGTCAATCGGTTCGAAAATATCAGCATTGATTCCGGCATCTATGGCAAGGCCGAGTGGATTGACGGCGAGTGGCAACTGTACGCGGCGGATTGTCCCGCACAATCCCAGAGCATGATGAGCATGGGCGGCGGCGGCGGTGAAATGTCCAGCGGTGCACCACCACCACCAGGAGGGCCGTGAAATGTTGCTGGGATGCTGTCACTGCGGGCCGGAAGAGCCACAATCATCGTTCATGCCGCCATCGGTTAACACGCCGTCAATTTTACTTCCGTCAGAATCAGGCACGTCAATTATTGGTGGTCAACCGGGGTTTTGCGGGGCGTGCTATAACCTTCCAGGCCGATGGAAGTTTGGGGTGAAGGGGGCATGGTTCGTTTGGAATCCAGTAATCACAACATGGTGGAACATTGTCGATTGCCCAATGATTCCGACATACGTTTATCAAACACTATTCAATCATCCAGTAAGTGGTATCTATGACGGGATGACGTACGGAGCACACTCAAAGACGACATCAGAAATGATGAGCACGCCATGTGCGGTCTGGCGATCAGACACGCAGGCAATCGAGTTGAGCGATAATGGATGCGGAACAACCGATCCGGAATTCGAATTGTGTGCACCGAACAAGTTCAATATCCCAATGGTTGAGGCTGTAGCGTTTAACGTTGGTGGGGCTGCGCCAACATCGACGCAGTTTTACGTTTTCGTCTGGTGGTCAATTTGCGGAACGCAGTTGGGGTATTATTGGAAGTGGAATGTAACGCGACAAACACCACCATATTCAGTCAGTTGCGTTCGTGAGTTTGGGGCTGCATTCGCAGGGTCGGCGGGTTACGATATTTTTGGAATGCCGTACACGATGAGTACAACCGACGTCAGTTGGGAAACAGCAGCAATTGAGCCAGCATGAGATGCAGATATCTTCATCAGCAAAACGAAACCGTTGTTCAGTGTAGCAACCATACCGATATGCTACACGGTGGCCTTCTGCCGCTTGCGTTTTGTCAGTCTGAATGCCCATATCGAAAGCCTGAAGACT